GTTCTACTATTTAACTACTTTAAATTCTGCTAAGTCATTACCAGATGGTAATAAGTCGAACACAATACTTAATGATGCTGGTGCAGTTGCATCTTGAGTTAAAGTAAAGTTAGATTGTGGTTTAGCGTTGAAGTAGTGAATTTGTACTAACTCATCACGACCAGTTTCTTGCTCACGAATTTGAGCAGTTGCAAAAATTTCGTAAGAACCAGCGAACTTGTCAGATTTGATAGAGATTGTACGACCATTAGCTTTTTCTAAGTAGTAGATAGCGTAAGTGTCGCCTGGTACAGAGTTTTCACTTAAAGTGATGTTACCAGCAGAGTAAGTGTAAGTTACTTCTCCATCTTGAGGTGTTGCAACTTGACCTACGTTATCAGCAGCTGCGATACGTTCTTGAGAAGTTGAAGTTGCAGTTGTAGTTGTTGTTTCACCTGCTGCTGAAGTAGTTAATGTAACAGCAGCTGATTGCGCACCAGTACCGTAAGCATTTTTAGCAGCAACTACATATACGTATTGTATTGCTGGAGTTAATCCAGTATCAGTATATTGGTTCAATTCAGTTTCTGCAATTTTGCTTCCGTCACGGTAAACTTCGTATGCAGTAGCACCGTCAACTGCTGAGAAGTCAACACGAGCGGTAGTGTCGTTGTAAGTTACAGCTAAACCTACTACTTGACGTGGTAAGTTGTTTTGAGCAGCTGAAGCGTTAAACAATGGGACACCGTCATGCTCTGGGTCATTTGCGCCTTTAGTTTTAACAACTGAGATAGTTGCTGGGTCAATGTTTAATCCAGAACCTAATGCGATTGTACGTGTAGAATCTAAAGTACCTTGCGCACGTTGCATGATGTCTGTTTGACCATCAGTAACTTCTGCACCCATAACCATAGTAAGTAAGTTGAAGTCGAACAATTCAGTATCAACTGTCAAAGTACCACTACGAGAACCATCCCAACGAATTGCGTTAGCACCTTTTTTAGTTGCGTATACAGATTCTGAAGTCCATTCAGAAGTTGTAGCATTTGCGTAGTCGATGTATAGGTCTACTAAACCTGTTGCTTTGTTGACTAAGATTAAGTCTGAAGCATCTTTCATACCATAAATTGACATTTATTTTTCTCTCCTTTTAACTAGTTAAATTTTCTTTTATTTATTTCATTATCCCGTTCTTCTTTCATCTCCGCTAGGTCAACGAATGAGTCGGGTTTAATTCTTTCTTTCCAATGAATAATACTCTTAGAATCCATCTTGAAATTACCAGATGTAAACTGTTTAAGAGTAACATCATATGCTTCTTTATCGCTTACTATCTTAGACATTCTATTAAACACATATATGTTCATATCTAATATAGTTTCGAATGGAATAAATGAGCCTGTCTCAACACTTCGCATAAGAACTTTGTCCGTCCATGTAATAGACTTCCTTTTTTGTTTTCTCATACGTTCGTCATACAGCTTTAGCCAAGCTTGATGTTTGTTATCGCTGGTGATGGATGGAGCAAGGTCATCTGGATTTTTATACCCAACAATATCTTTGATATAGTTTGAAAACCTTTCATACTCCTGTGTATCAATAATCCATTCTTTACCGACATGAATTATCTTACCCTTACTTGTTTTGAAGAAACCATTTGGTTCGCCCTTTTCGTCAACTGAATCTCTCTCTAGCTTAGTCCAATAGCATAAAGAGTCAATTATAATATCTGATAGCGCTCTTGGTTCTTTTTCTCCACTAAATAATGCACCAACTGTTTCGTCCATTTCACTATCTTTAATTAAATCAAACATAGTCGGAAATGATTCTTCAAGCGCATCAACCTCTCTTTGTCTAACAAAGAGTTCTCTTGTCTTTAGCGTAAACATTGTTGTTGCAGTATTAAACATACCGTTATCATCAATAATATCCCTTATCTTAGGAGCGTATATTTCAACACCATCTTTGTATTCGATGGGTTTATTGAGAATGAGATTTGTAGAATTAAATGTCATTTAATATCAACGACCTTGAATCCAATCGTATATCCACCAGCCCTGTTATAGTCTACCCATAACTCTTGTTGCTCTTTTAAGATAAGTTCACCTAATCCAAAACCTCTTTCGGCTTGGAAAGTGTTATAAATCTCTTGTTGCAACAAGTCTGCACGAACACCTTGATTAGTTTCCATAATATCTACATCGCATAGAATATAGAAGATGATGAAGCCTTGAAGGTAATCATTAGAAAAAAGTCGGAACTCTTCTAAGGTCGAGTATTGGAGCGTACCCAATGAAATAACACTTGTCTTTTTAGTAGCAATACCATCAATAAGTCTATACTGTTTGATATTGTTTTGTAGGAGTTCATCCTTTTGTTCTTGTGTTAAATTTGGTTTATTTGCCCAATCTGGTGTCGGATAATAAAGTAATTTACAAATGGTTTCATTACTAATTAACATCTCTGTTGCTTTTTGTTTCCATTTTATTACGTTATTAAGACCTTGTAGACTCTGCTTTCTTCTTCCTTTTTCTGCTTGAACAGCCAATTAATTACCCCCTCACTAATATTTAATCGCAATACTTGCGGTTAATACTCCCATACTTTCACCAGACAATGCTTTGATAACAACTTCTTGTCCAATAAATCTTGGGTCATCTCTAAACTTGATTACAATTTCTTTGTCGTTCTTACTTACAATTTCAAATTGGTTAAATGATTCTAGTGTTTCAACAATCCAGCTATCAACTGGCTCAGTCGATTCATACTTATACGTTCTACTAATTTTAGGATTCTTCTCACCGTAAATGACAATATCTTTTGGTTTTTCTGGCGTATCTATATGATTCGTAGCATCATCCTCTTTATCATAATATTTATAATAATCAGCGATACCTTCTTCTTCATTATCATATGGAGATATAGTATCTTCACTAAGTAGATAGTTTATCAATCCCTCACGTGAAACATCATCAATAAAGTTAATCTTATAAACACGTCTACCAACAAATATACGCTCACCCATCCTCAAGTCTCTTGTGTCTGGATTATTTTGCATAAAGATGGTAAAGTTTGAGTCTGGAACAGACATCATTTTCGTGTCTTTAACACCCATTGTATATAGTGTTTGTGATTGAGAGTATGAGTACCAACCAATACCATTGTTTACAATCTCACCGTTTCGAATCCATTTAATACGTTCATTGGAAGTTTTTATCTTTGCTTGTTGATGTGTTTGGATGGTTTTATGTTCTTCACTAAATACCAACCAATGTACTCCATCCCATTTGATGTAATCTCCAACACCTATTTCTGTTTCGAGTGGTGCAATAATGTATTTATCATCTGATAAATCTTTGTTATTTGATTGTGAATGGTCTTGAATTACTAGTTCCGCCACTCTATTGTCATTAATAGTAACCTCATATTTATTTAATGTTTCATTAAAGTATTTACGAAATTCTCTTAGTTTATTATTAAAGTTTCTCTCAACTGGAGTTTTTCCTTTGATTTCCATTCTCCGTTTGTAGAGTTCTTTATAATCAATCTGTTTATCCATTCATAAAACCTTCAATCGCATTATCCTCTAAGTAAGAGAATCTCATTAGGTCATTCCTAATTTCTAAGCCTAAGTTATTAGATAGGTCTGTTAATGAATTAATATAGTCAGTACCCTTAACTGCTCGATAATCTCTATCTCCGATAGATTTACGCATAAGTTCTTCACTATACAATTTCTCTTTAACCCATTCTAACTTCATAGCTTTTGCAATAAGTAGTTGCAGTTGTAATGAAAGTGTATCATCAAACTGAGATTCGTTAAAGTTGATACTGTCAATTGGTGATGGTGATACTTCTTGTATGGTTAGCATACTGTTAGTAAGATACCGTTTGAAAATATGAGGTAGAACATCATCTCCTACCAAAGATAGTTCATAGTCATCAATCTGACTTAAGAACATGTCATAAATTGTATCAAACTTTGTTGCCATTTTTCACCACCCCTTTATTTTAAATATCTTGTAAATCGTAACCTAAATCTGCAACATCTTCAAATCCAATTGCAATTAATACTTGACGAAGTTTATCTTCTGGAATTTCTTTTTCTCTATGGGCTACCATAGTACCTTCAGCAATTACTTTAGAAAACTTATCATTTTTAGCTGCATCTACCAATTCAGATGTTTCAGACTCAACAATAAAATCATAAAAATCATCAGCATCAAAGTTTTCGTCCTCATCTAAATCTAGGACTTTTCTAGCTTCTGTGTAACTATCTTTTAGTTTTAAAGATTCAATAACATCTTCATAACTAACATCATCATCTAAAACTTCTGTTACTAATAGTGAGAAGTTTCGTAAGATACGTTTACCATTACCACTATTTAAGCTTTTTAGCTCACCATATGTTACAATATCGTCATCACCATTTTGAGAAAACTCAATTCCTAATTTAGGGTAAACGAACATTGAGTGTAAGTTATTTTGTACAACAATTTCAATATTTGAATCAATTCTTTTTCTAGCCATTAATCTCTCTCCCTATCTCTCTTTTAAACACATAATAATTCTCAAAGGCTATCAAGCCCTTGAGAAATAATATTAAACTAGTTTGTAGTAACCGTAAACAGCTGCTTGACGAACTGCAATACCCAATTTTTTCAATGTAAGGAATTCCATTTGCAATGCGTTGTGCGCAAGAGCATCTGATTCTTGAGTGATTGCTTCACCTTCAAGAACAACGTCAACGATTTTTTCGTCAGATGGAATAACTAATAAAGTATTGTCATCAACGATAAATTCTTCTGTACCAGCACGGAATGCATTTGGTAAAGCACGTAATTCAATACCTAATACAGAACCAACAGTACCTAAACGGTTTAATTCGTCACGTCCACGGTCTGATAATGTAACTGCTTCATTACGAGCAATTTTCAATAATGCAGCTTCAGTACCATAAACTGCAACTGATTGAGCACCAGCAGAAGCTTTAATGTGTCCAACTAAAGTTAATAATTGGTCAATATCGAAAGCACCAGATACTTTACGAGTTGCACGAATTCCATCATAAGATTTAGAAATTGATTCGAAAATACGAGCGCCAATTTCGTGAGCGAATGAACGAGCAACGTTTTGAACGTATGCATTCCAGTCAACTTGGCCATTTAAGAATTGTTCTAATTCAGCATAAGTTTTAATTCCATACCAGTCAGTCTCAACTGTGTAAGATTGTGGTAACATGTTTTGACGTCTAATGTCTTGAGTACCAGCCGCAATACGAGCTGCACGGAATAATTTGTTATTAGGGTTACGGAAACGGATTGTATCACCAATAGCAACGCTATGGTAGTTAGCTAATGAGTCGAATTCATTACCAACTAATGATGGTAAAGTTTCGTCAACGATAACATCAACAATTTGGAACAATTTTTCTTTGTTTTCACGGAAGCCACGGTACATCTCACGACTTGAAGCACCCTCCTCAACACCTAGAACATCAAACATCATAGAGCGAATAGCATCTGAACCAGACACTCCATTCATAGAAAAGTCTTTATTCATTTTCATTTCTTTGATTAGTTTTTGTAAATCTTTATCCATTTATATATTTCTCCTCTCTATAATTAGGCGAAGCGAATAACCGCTAAGTCTCCAACGCCTGGTTCGAATTCAACAGCAATACATTTACCAATAACAGTATCGCCTGTAATAGCAGGTGCTACACCTAAACCATTAGCACCAACTTTAACATCGTTACCAGCAACAACGCCAGCAGCGTTTTCAGCATTGAAGCTTACTACATCACCTTTTTGTAAGATGAAAGCACGAGCTGGTTTACCGATTTTAACAGTATCATCTAAAATGTCTCCGAATGCATCTGCATCAGTATCTAAGAATACTGGAGCAACTAATGCATCAAAAGTTCCACCTTCAGTTGCTTTAGTATAAGATACTTCTTCACCCTCTGCAACATTTAATACTGCTCCTAATTCAACAAATTGACCCGCAACTAATTCTTCAGAATCTGAAACAACTGATTCAATGTGACCAGTAGCTGGGATTTTATCTAAACGTAAGTAATTTTTAGCCATTATTTATAATCTCCTTTTCCTTTTTAAAATTATTTATTAAAGTATCGGTTAAGTGTACCGAGGTCTTTATTATCTTTTTGTTTACTAAAGTCAACACTAGCTGTGTATGAGTTACCAGTCTCTTTAGATTCTGACTCTTTAAAGATTGTATAACCAATTTCTTTTTCCAATTCAATAACTGTAAAGTTATTCAATTGTTCTTGCAGTGCTTTATATGAATCTTCAGATAATTTATCAGAATATGATTTAAGTTTTTCTTGTTTTTCTTTTAATGAAAACTCATCATTTTGAGAACGTAATCCTTCAATTTCTTGTTTTAAAGATGCGTTTTCCTCTTCAAGTTCTGCAATACGCTGTCTTAATTCTGTTTCATCATCATCATCTTCAGTTCCTGCTGGGTCATCATCTTCTGCGAAAGATTCTTCTTCCTTGTTTTCTTCATTAGGTTCAGTTTCTTCTGCTTTGAATTCTTCCTCATCAGATTCTTCTTTAGTTTCTTCTTTAGCTTTAGATTCTTCATCTTCTGCTTTGAATTCTTCTTCTTCTGCGACAACTTCAGATTCTTTAGCTTCTTTAGTTTCTTCCTCAGTAAACTGTTCTTCAGTTTGAGATTGTACTTCTTCTTCTGCTACTTCATCTTTTTTGTTTTCTAAATCCAACTCTGCTCCTCCTTCTTCTACATCTTTTGATTCTTCTGTAAACTCCTTGAACATGTTTGCGATTTCCGAACGCAAACTATCAGCTTCAAAAAATTCAATAGTTGAACCTTGCATGGCGGGTCTTACACCTTCGCCTAAAATACATAATGCGGAAAATACTGAATTCTCAATGTTATAAACACCGTTGTCATCTGTATATCCGTCAAGAGCTTCAATCTCCATTGATTGGGATTTTCGCCCATTAGCATTATCAAAAATATTAAGAGTCTTATCAAACTTAGTCCAAAGGTAACCTTCGGTAGTTAGCCATTCCTTACCTTCTCTTAGTTCGATTTTCTCATTAGGGTTTTCTGGAACAAAACCATAAGGAACACCTAAGTATTCAATAGTCATTCCGTCTCTATCAATGGTAATTTCTCGTTCGTGACCTAAGAAATCTTCACCATTTTCGTCCTTTTTAACATAACCAACAATTGGTGTATATGGTAGCGTTTCAGAAAGCTTTAATAATGACTCTCTCGAAAATGCAGTTGCGTTAAGGTTTTCACCTGTATGTGCGACCCATATTTTCACCTTTTTAAACCTACCGTCCATAGTATGTTTATCTACATCTGGCAAAAGTTCATACTCACTTGTATTAATATTAAGTAAGTTCTTTTTCTTCTTATCCAACAAAACACCACCTTTCAATATTATATATTTATATTATTGTTGTCTTTCAGTTTCTTCAGAAGGTTCTTCTTCCTCAACCCTACCAGCTTCACCTGGCTCATTATTTTCTTGAGGTTCATCTTCTGGGTTTACCGTCTGACCAGCGATTGTTTCATTTGTTTCAGTACCAGACATTGTATAAGATGTCGGTTTAGGTTTCATTAATTCATCAATTTTCAGTATATCTTGTTCCATATTTAATTTAGCGTATGATTCCATAGGTGTATAACCTATTGATGCTAAGTAGTCTGTACGTGACCCACCTAAAGTAACTGCATCTTTATAGTAAGAGATGTCGTCCTTCCGTGAGTATATATTCTGTTTTATGATGTTAATTTTCCAACTATTACCGCTCTCGGTTTTAATCTTAGAAAGAACCTCATTATAATAAGCTTCAAGTATTGGTAAGACTGTATTGTACATCCAAGAAGCATCCTTATTAACTGACATAGTTAGAATTGCAGCACTCTTAATATCTCCACCAAATAACACGGAAGGTGTACCAGCAGATGTCATCATTTGCTTTTGCGCACCATCTAAGTTTGTGTATGCAGCATTATTTGTACCAGCAACATTTAAGCTCTGTACCTCTAATGGAGTAACGAACACTCCTACACCATCTGGTGTTGAAGCATTGATAACTTGATTCCATTTCTGAGCAGTCTTAGGATTCATTTTGGGATTACCGTCTTTATCCATTGGAATCTTTGCGCTAAGCAATCGAACAGTATCAATCTTATCTTTGATTGCAACGTTATCCTTAGCACTTTCAATTAGACTAGCATCCTCTAATAATGACATATGCTCTGGTAAACCAATACCGCCATTACGAATAGCCGATTGGTCAAATGTAAGAGCAAAACCTTTATTACTTACAATATAGTAAGTACCGTCAATCCATTTGTCTGGGCTAGAGCTAGAACCATCTTCTTTAGCCTTAACTAATTCAGAAGGGAAGCCCTTTAATTCTCCAATTTCATCTGGCAATTTGGAAACGTCAATACCAAAACGGTAGACACCATTCTCAATACCAGTTATAATACACATTGAAGGTGGAAACTCCATGTATACAACACCATTACCATCAGATATTTCATAGAAGAATGACATACCTTGGATAAGTGTTTGTTTTACAAAATATGGTGCGTATCGCCTAATCTCATATTTGTCAATCTGTTCTGCAACCGTTAAGAATTCTTCAAGTGAGCCAGAAAGTTCAAAATTGTTTTTTGCGTTTGGGCTAGGATAAATACCATAATTGTATGTTGGCATTGAAGCATAATAATTAATAACACGATTAAAAGTACCATTTGTATGATATAAGGATTGCATGGCATTAATAATACTAGTATAATTCGAGATAGGATTACTTAAAAAAGTCTTGATTCTCGATGCTGTATTATTTACCGAAGATGATGTAGACATCAATCTACTTGCTCTAATATCCATATTTGCATAATCAGTTAAGCTATAAATACGATTTTCTCTTGACACAAATGCACCCCTTTCTACCATTCAAATCCTGTGAACATAAATTCTTCAAAATCTTCATTGTTTGATTTTTGTTTATTTAATACTTCTATTTCGTTTGCGACATGATTACAATATGCCAATGAACTATATCTATCCTTAGTTCCATCTGAAGGCTCTGTAATCTTAATGTTGTTACCTTGGTATCTCCACTCTAGTGCATTCAACTCATTAATTAAAGCAGTAGATTGTTGGAATGATGCCAAGTGTTTATGTTGTTTGTCTTGAGATAATGTTAAGAATTTCAATGATGCATTCTGAACTAAATCTTCACGCTTGACAACTTCACTAATTGGTAATTGTAATTTTCCAGACAAGAAGGCTGATTTTAATTCAGTAGCAATCATAGTATTCAGAGATGCTGAAGCTTTAATCGTATATAGCACATTCATTGAATTAGAAGGCGCACGGTCTGCCATAACTGCATCATTATATGAAGCCCATGAAGGGTACTCCATATCTCTTTCTGTATCGTATGTTTCTTCTGCTAACCTGTCATACACACCAAGACCTACACCAGTAGCATCTAGTACCGCATATGAAGCTTCAAAATCGTAGAACAATCGTTTAAACTTAACTGCTAAGTCTTTATCTTTGATAGCAGTACCAATTGATTCTATAAACACAACCTGTCGTTTATATCCACCATCTTTATCTGGTAGCAATCTCATACCGAACATAACACTTGTATCGTTATTATGTTTATTTCCATCACCCATTAAGGCAACGTCAAGTGAAATAACTCTAATTTCGCCTTCAACCATTTTAAGGTTTGAAAGGTCTTTAGGTCTTGATAACTTCTTGTTTTCGAGATATTCAAAGTTATCTGGTTGAATAAATACCTTCTCAACTGTACGACTATTAATCATAGCTTCAAGGTTAAAGAATGCATTTTCATTCTCACCTACGAATTGACCTTCATACTCCATAGCAAAACTATATTTGTCGAAAGCTGGGTCGGTCATAATATCGGTTACGTCTTTCTGTTCTAGTAATCCATGCATCAATGATAATTGATATGAGAAAGCTAGAGCGAAATAACGACCTGGATTCTTTAACATTTTCAAGAATACGTTCTTATACTCCGCATAAGACCAATCACTCTTGTACCATGCTGATGAAATCTTAATTTCGATATTATCTTCTGAATAATCTTTGTACTTGTTTGGGTATCTACTTTTAAACCTCGGTATACGTGGAACGTTACCAATAGGCTTGATTACTGTATTTACTATATCTTGTTCAATCATACGGAACTCGTCCATGATAATAACATTACCACGAACACCACGAGAGTTATCAGAAGATGCAATGATTGAAATCTTTGACCCATTCTTGAAAACTACTTCCGCATCATTTACACCAGTCTTGATGTTTCTAGCTGAGCCAATTTCATTTCTCAATCCGCTTGATACATGATATAATGCCACTATCTTTTCGGATATAATCATTCTAGCTTGATTTTTAACACCAGATGCAATAACAACCTTAGTTCCTGGGTATAAGATACATCTTGTAACTGCGTATACAGCTGTTAGCCAAGACTTACCAATACCACGAGGAGCAATCATAACAAACATAGGTGAGTAATTCATTAGATATATTGTTATCTTTTGAAATAAATGTAAGTCAATATCTAAGTAATCTTTAACAAATCTATGTGGGTTAGCCTTCCAAAAGGTTGCCCACTTCATTAAGTTTTCTTCCCTTTGTTGGAAGATTGTTTTCTTTGGTTGATTATTCATAGTCATCACCATCATCAATACCAGGAACTTCACTATCTAATAAATCATTTTGAAGTTGAACTTCTTCATCAGATAATTTAATAATATTCCTTTGTGATGGAATTGTAAATGCTTTATATATGTAGTCTTTGATTCCGTCTACATCTAGGAACTCCTTACCAATACTTGGCGTAGGCGCATTTAATTCCCATTCTTCGATTCTTTGACCAAATGATTTTGTTGCATTTCTTTCATTAATATCAGACATGTCTAATCCAAGATTTTTCAAGTCATCAATATATGTTTTTTGTAAGTCTTTAATTGACCTAGTGTCACCACTATCTAAAGCATAATCTAATTGGTTTGAAATCTTTATATTTGTAACATAACGCTTTTCTTCGTATTTTGTTTTTGGTGGTTTCAATGAAGCTAACTCTGCATACTTACTTTCAGCACTTAGGTAATCTTCTTTCGGTAAACCAGCACCCCAACGAATAATCATTTCATCAGTAACTGTGAAATCAATTATATCATCTTGTGGGTCAAATTCACTATCAAAGAAAGTTCTGTATTGAGACTTTGGTGCAATTGATTTAATGTATCGTGTTATTACTTCAAAATGGTCTCCATCTTCAGCAATACGATTCCATAAACTATCAACATAAGGAATGTTTAACATTCTTAATGCATCTTTAGGATTGCCATCTCGCTCTACTTTTTCTTTAATACATTGCGAGTGAAACTGAACGCTATCAGTATATTCTGAGTTTCTGTGTCTAATAGTTTTAGCTTTTGCAGACCTTCCACACAAAATACAAATCTTCTCATCACTCATTCTATCACCTACTAATCTTGAACAATAACGTTGTTAATGAACATAGATAAGTTACGCAATATCTCTGAGTAACGTCTAAAATCTTCAATATCTTTAATATCCCATTGTTTCTCTGGTCTGCCAGCATACTTATCACTAATTGAGTCCATACGCATAACAACACCTGTGATGTGGGATTCTACACGTAGAATACTTTTTTCTTGCATATAATTCCCTCCATTTTTTTAAATATAAAGCAAAAACGAGGACAACAAAACTAGTTGCCCTCAACTTTTACATTGACTAAAGCCTAAGCTTTTAGTTTCGATTTAGCTTTAATTTTAATAGAAGGTACTGAAGTTTCTACTGTTTTAGTTGCGATGTTGTAGAACTCACGCTCTGGAGTTTCGTATTTTTCAAATTTAACGAATCCTTGTAAGTCAACTGTATCACCAGCATCTTGTAATAATTCTTCTACTGAAGTTTGTAATGTTTTAAGTAATTGTGCTGTATCTTTCTTAGTGATTTTAACACCTTCACGACCAGCTACCTCAACAATTTTGTTTACTAATTCTGTTTTTCCGTTACGCATATTAATTTCTCCTCTCGCACTCTCTCGTGCATAAACCTTATTTTTTATTTTATATTATTTTTAAAATTATACCTCTGGTGCAAATGGGGGTTACACCAGAAGTAAATAGTTTTATATAGTGGGGCTGTACTATATTTTATTTTGTGAAGGTAATTACCCCTTCATATCTATACCACAAAACTTTGCCCTTTGTCAACCAAATATAGTCTTATTATAGATTTGTTTCAATCTTTTATTAACATATTGCCTAGTTAAACCGATATTTCTTGCGATGTCTGACTCAGACATATTCTCTGTTAGTAAGTTAATCATCTGAATGTCTTGTTCATTGTCGCAAGAGTCTAACATGATATTGTAAATTTCAAACATGTTGTCTTTTAAAAACTCATCATCAATATCAGATTTTAAATTTTTCAATATTAATTTAACATGTTTTAACTTAATATTATTGATACTAAACAGCTCTGCATACTTTAAGAAGTTGCTTTCTCTATTTATGAATTCCTCAATATTATTAATATCGTCCTCAACGTAATCAACCTCTGGGATTGGTTCATCAAGCTTCATCCCTGGTTTAGGATTCCATGATTCATTCTCATCTATGTCTGAATGTTTCTTGGCTTGATAAGCATCCTTCTTGTAGAAATGTGCTTTATCTCTGTAAAAACTATATTCTAAATCTTTATTGAAATCTTTTGCTCTAATTAAATATGTGTATATTTGCTTATAGTGTTTATTTCGCTTAGTTTCACTCTCAATATCATCCACAAAATCAAAGAATCCGTTATCTGATAAAAGTTTCATTCTGTCATCATATAAATCAATATCATAATTTAGATTGAGAACCTTTCGTGTTTTTCCATTACCTAATTCTGTTACCTTAATTAAATTATTATTTTCATAATATACTTTATTTGCCAACTACATCACCCATACAAGCCCCTTCTATATGTCTTAATCTTTATACTTATATTATAACACCTTGACCACAATAAGTCAATAGTTTTCTTACTTAAACCTCTATATTTATTGGTGGGTCAAAGTAATGCTTACGACAAACTGGTAAATAACTTTCATTTCCACCTGTCTGTATTTGTTCACCATGATATACAGGATTACCATCATGCATTCTCATGTTCATAATCGCCTTACTCTCACAGAACCAACAGATTGTTTTGATTTCTTCTACCTTATCTGCCATCTCAATTAAACGTTTAGTTCCTTCAAACAACTGGTTTTGAAAGTCATTCTTTAATCCATAACAGACAACAGGAATGTTAAGTTGGTCTACAACTTCAACTAAAGACATGATACTATCTTCCAATAAGAATTGAGATTCATCTATCAACACACAAGATATTCTGTTTAAGTTATTCTCTGTTTGTACAAAGTCAGAAATAGAACAGCCTAACTCCTCAATTACATGAGCTTCAGAACTTAATCCTGTTCTGCTCTTTACTACACCAACACCATATCGGTCATCAACACTTGTTGTTAGCAAGATAACATTCTTTCCTTGTTCTTCATAGTTATGTTTTACTTTTAGAATATCAATTGATTTTCCGCTATTCATTGTTCCATATCGGAAATATAATTTAGCCATATCGTTCCTCCAATTTTATCTTATGAAATACATTTTAACATCTTCTAAAAATATTGTCAATGACTTATTTGCTCTAACACCTCACTAGAGACACTAGGGTTGTCTGTGAGCTTACTAAAAACTACTTGAGCATAATTATACTCTGGCACAATAACACATCACTAACATACCAAATTTTAAGAAATACGTATATGTTATTTTCTCATCTCTTTTTCTGCTTCAGTAATATCTACATCAATAATTTGTTCTTTAGGATTCTTAGTGTTTGACTTGATTAGATTTAATAAGTAGATTTTCAAGAATGTCATTTCTTCATAATGACAATAATAGTTTGTCCAGCTACCATAGTTATCATAGTTTTCAAACATTCTTTGCACCTTAACAACCTTAATAATTTTATTTTTTATTAAGTTATCACGATTTCTCTTAAATGTTGACAATGACATATTTGCTTTTTCTGATAAGATATTAACACCAACATTTGTAAAACTTCTACGGAAAATATTTGCGTTATCTAAATTCCTTTCAGAGAAAACCTTACCATAATCCTTGTCTGCATTCCAATATCTATCACTTCTAATATAGTTTATTTCACTAAAAATAGACATTGCAATTGCAACTGCGTTATATTTATCATTATTCTTCTTAATTTTAATTAATTTTAAATACTCAGAAGTTGATAGGTAAAAATAGTTACCTACTCCATTATTGTTCAGACTAAAAATAGACTGCTTCAATATAAATAATCCTTTATCCATTTCATCAATGTATTCAATATCGAATAACCCAAAAGATACAAGTCTATCAATACTCTCTTGAATATTGTTAATTGTACGTGATTTTTTAATACTTAAATCTAAAGCAAGAGCATTTGCGATTGATTCAGCTCTAATAACACTAGTTGAAAGTTCATTTTTATAATCAAGACTATTATTCAATACCATTGTAGAAACAGCTAAATGAACAGCATAGTCAATGCTTTTAGAATATAATGAATGCTGAAATCCATATTGTGATACACGAATTTCCGGCCCAAATCTTAAGTTTAACTCTTTTAAACTGACAGCCCCGTCAAATAAATAATCTGCTTTCTTATCAAAATCTTTCTCCTTCATCAACATTTACATTTCCCCCATACATATTTTTTTATTTAAGCTGATTATATCATCTATATTTTTCTATGTCAACAATAACTTTACAAAAATAATAATTTAAAAATAATAACCAAAACCCAAAAATAAAAAGTCCAACTCTACGCCCCCCGTTTAATGTTGTTTTATTAGGGTTTTATTAAGGGTTTAATTAAAGGGGGGTCATTTTTGTCCGATTTAGGACGTAAATGAAAATTGCGTGTCCTATTTTGGACATAAATGAAAAACGTATGTCCGATTTTGGACAAATGTCCTAAATTGACCAAAATCTTTTTCAAAAATGTCCGATTTTGGACAAATATGACACCTCAGAAGAATGTTGATATATCAACGTTTTTAACACATTGGTCAAAAATGGTGGTGTCCACCATATCTGACACCCCCCTATATAATTTATCTACTCTATATAATGAAGATATATTATTTTTACATTTTATCCATTTTACTATTGCAATTGCTATCTATATATGTTATAATTAACTTAGTCAATTAACAAATCAAATGGGGGAGATTAAATATGACTTCAGTAAAATTAACAAGTAATCAAAAATATGCTGTAAACGCCAAGAAAGGTAACTACCTTGTAATGGCTGCTGGTGGGTCTGGTAAATCATCTGTTTTCGTAGCTAGAATCGCTAGTTTAATTATGAAAGACAATGTAATGCCAGAGAAGGTTTTAGGGCTAACCTTTACTAAGGATGCATCTGAAAATGTACGTAATAGATTGAATAGTTATATCGGACAATCTAAAGCTAAGAAGATTGATATGTCTACATTTCATTCGTTTGCTTATAGATTCCTTAAGCGAGAGTTTCCTAATGAATATGCTAATATCAATATTATTCAGTCATGGATGGAAAACTCTATTGCATCTGATATAGTTAGTAAACCTAATAGAAACAATCCAAATGGATTAGGATTAGGTATCTTGCCAGCTCAATTAGTTAGTTTTGTATCGTATCAGAAAGCTAATCTTGTTCGTAAAGGTGATGAGATTATCCTTACAAATAAGACAAAAGAGCTAGAAGATATTGTTGGTAGAAGATTATTACAATCAGCTTTTGATATTTACTGCACTCAAGTATCTAGCAATCGTGTATACAGCTTTGATGACCTATTATTAGAAACATACTATCTATTACTAAATGATGACGAGTTATTAAATAAGGTTAGAAATAGCTACGAATACATTTTAGTAGATGAATTCCAAGATACATCGACAGCTAATATGGAAATTCTTAAGCTTATTGGCAATGATAATCTATTCGTTGTAGGTGACTTTAGACAATCAATCTACTCATTCTCAAGTGCAGAAGTTGATAATGTATTAGAGTTTAAGAATGAATTTGATGATGTAGAAATAATTGAATTAGAAGATAATTTCCGTTCAACGGATGCCATTATCGAAATCTCAAATGATGTAATCAACAGTTCTCCAGATGAACGATATGCTCAATTTAAGGAAGCTAATGGTGCTAGAGAGGTTTCTGGTGACCCAGTAAATATCACAGTCTACAACAATCAAATGGATGAGATTGAATTTACTATTAAAGATATTAAGGATAAAGTTGAGAATCACGGTTACAAACTTTCTGACTTTGCTATCTTGTCGAGAACTAACAATGAGCTAGGTCTTTATGAAACTAGATTATCTGATGATGATATTCCTGTTCGTATTAGCGGTGGTAAATCATTCTATGATAAAGCTGAGATTGTAGATATTATTAGTTACTTACGTATTGCTTTAGACGTAAACGATACTCAATCATTCCAGAGAATCATTAATAAACCGAACCGATATATCTCTAAGAGTATTATCAATAATCATGCAGACAAGTCATATAACAACAAGACTAACATTGAGTACGAATTACATCATTCAAAAGATTTAGGGCGTGCAAAGGGTAATATCAATAACTTACTAAAAGTAATTGAAGATATTCGTTCACGAATTGAAGATATGAGTGCATATGATATTATCAAGTATGTATATGAGCGTACAAATTACAAGAAAGACCAGATTGAAGCTAAAGCAACAACCTTAACAGAGTATTATAATAAGACAGAATCATTAGATTCATTCTTAGAAAGCTCAAGAGGTGTTCCTAGTGCCAAAGCATTCTTGCAAAAGATTGATATTATTAAAGCAAATAACAAGAAGAACAAAGATGAAGATGCATTAAACTTATCAACTATTCATAGTGCTAAAGGATTAGAGTACAAAGTTGTATATGCTGTTGGCATGAATGATAAGAACTATCCACATGAGATGGATATTGACTATGAGGAATCAAGACGATTAGTGTATGTTGCATTCTCTCGTGCTAAAGACGAGCTAAATGTAAGCTACCCTGTTTATCAGATTGATGAGGAGTCTACAAAACCTTCACCATTCCTAATAGATATTGATGGAGACAATATCAATAAGGTAACTAGAGATGTCATTAGTGAAGGCAAGAAATACAGTTCGTACAAGTACAAGGGGGAAGATAATGAAAGAATTTGATATTGATTACATGCAAGCTTTATTTATTGGGCTATCAACATTAGCCTATACAACTGCTTTTTTTATTGTAAGATATTTCTTAGGTGAGAATGTAGCTTTGACCGTTCTACTATTTGCTATTGGCTTCTTGCATACTAAGAAGGCAGAATATAAAATGACAATGGAATCCATTTTACAGCACATGGCAGAATCGTTAGGTGAAGATTTTACAGTTAAATTTCTTAAAGATATTGTAGCTAAAGAACTAGAAGATATTGATGAATAATAAACTGGAGTCCATATTTTTATATGGACTTTTTATATTATATGTGTTATAATATATTAGGGGAGCAAGGGGTACGCTATGTTGAAACAATAGGAGTGGTAAATATGAATAAAAAGGATGAAGAATGTTCTCAGATAAACATGAAGGCAAGAGATGTTCTTAGAAAAAATGTCAAAAGAGGAACGTTTGATAGTATTAATGGTGGCGAGAAGATAAGGGAAGATTTAGAGAAGGATATATTAGAGGATATAGAAGTTAGTCGTAGAATTAGAGACCTAGAACAAGAAAGTGATGAAAATCTAAGGATTATCATGAGTGAAATGGATGAGATAGCCAAAAGAACAGCACGTATCAATATTTTAGTGTGGTCTTTTATACTAGTATTTTTTGTCCTTACAGCAACATTACTCTTTGGATTGTTTATAGGATGGTGATTGTATGGATGAGATATTGATAGTCCTCGCTTTAATGGCAGCAACTCTGTTCTATTTAGCTGGAAACTTGTATGTATTTTTAAGGATTTATGATACTTTTGAAATAAGAACCAGACGTAGACCAATAAGATTGATTTACATCCTTAGTTTCTTTTCTTTAGCATCTATGTCTTTGGAGATTTATAAATATGTTGTCACTAAAATATGGAGTGCTGACAGCTATTATATTGTAATATTCTTTTTATTATCTATATTATTATTGCTTCTACTATTAGACGTTTCAGAATGGGTAGAGACCTATATATATATTAAGGTTGTTAATGAAAAGTATATAAGCATATATG